TAGATCCCATGCTTCCTCATGGGTTACATCCATAAGTTTAGATAACTCCTTTGATAGATCCCTTAAATGACTAGCAATGGCATTAAGACTGTACGGATAATCTGACATCTACCTACCTCCAAACTGTATAGACGCATTGTGTAAAGACTCCCAATACATCCCATCCCCATTGTCATCAACAAGGATAATAGAATGTTTCTCCAGGTCCACACACACGTCTTTTATATACCTTCCCTCATCCTCATCGGATAAAGTTATACAACTTCCTATAAGAAATTCGATAGGGATATTAGAAAAGTTTTTTACTTTCATAATTAAATAAAATTCTGGGACAATAGGTTCAAAAGAACCTGTTAAAAATTCAATTTAAAAAAATTCTTAATAGGTTCATTTAAAGTTTCGCTAAGGATAATAAGCAACTAACAACAATAAAAAAAATAAAAAAAAGAAATAAGCCTAAAATTAATTAGGCTTGCTTAAAAAGTTTTTAGTTAGGTGTATCTCAATAGCTAATTCAGCAGCTATTTTATATTTTTCTTTATCTTTATCAGATAAACTTTCACCTATACTTGCTGCTATTTGTGAACATTCTTCACACTTTTCTTTTGTTGGTGCAGTAACTGCAAGTACTAAAGCTTTTGTATAGTACTCACAATTCTTTTCATAAGAAGCTTTCATAATTAAAGATCCTCTTTTTTAATATCAAGAGACTTGTAAGCCTCCAGTAGCTCCTTATTAGTAGCTTCCTGGTTAAACCATAATCTCTCAATCTCTGCACGTTTAGCAGCTTTTAAGCTTTCTTCGTGGTCGTATTTGTCGTTAGACATAATTAATAATTAATAACTGGGCGTTAAGGTTCAATCTATGAGAGAACCCTTTAAAACCTCCGTAGAGGCTTTAAGGGATTGTCTGGACTATTGACCGAAGTAGAAGCAATTACAGAACCACTCGAGGGCTTCATAATCGCTTGTAATATTTGGGCTTCTATCAGCATAAGTACAATTAAGCTGTAAAGGTTCCCAAGGTGTAAACCAATCTTGATATTGAATTTCAATATCTATAGGTTCACAAGAGCCATAATCTATCTTGCCTACAATTTGGCAAGCTGGCCCACCTGTAGAAAGTAATATTTTAAATTCTTCAGGCTTCATTTCTTCAGGGTTTGAAGTCCAACCGCTTCTAAATTCAAAGCTTAAAGCTTCATCTTGTGCTTGCTCTCTGATCTCGTCTTCTCTTGTGTAGTCGTCATCAGATTCAGCTTGCTTGTAATTTCTATAAAGTTCTTTTATAGATTCAAGTTGACCTCTTGCATTTGTTATTGCATGAGCTTCTTTTGTTGCAGTAGTCATTTGATTAATTAGTTACTGGGACAATAGGTTTCTTTTTGAGAAACCTTTTAAACCCTCGAAAGGGCTTAAAGGGTTTGTCTGAAAAATTTTAATAGGTGCTTGCCTGGCTGAGTCATACCAAGGCTTTTCAGCCTTTTTTTATGGTTACTTTGTGAGCTGTTCAACTTGTGTAATTACTTCGTCAATATTCTTGCAAGTAATTAATTCGTCATCACTGCATTGAATCGTTTTCTTAATTACAAAGTTACTAAATTCTTCATTATCCCAATTCTCATTAATTGAGTTAGGAAATAAAACAGTAATTACCTCATCATTAGGATCATTAGGAATATTAAAACTAATACTTGCTACTAAGTCGTTCCCATAAGATGAGTCGTACCACTCTTTATTAAGTCTCTTTAATAGTTCATCCATTAAAGGCTTATAAAGTTTTGGATTGTGTTGTCTGTACATTTGATTGATTAATAACTGGGACTTGAGAACTACTACTTGGTAGTCCTATGCGTAGGATATATAAGGTGTGGGCATCGATAAAATAAAATAACAAATATTGAAACAAAACTTTACAATTGACCTATAAATACCTACTAACTAGATTATAAGTCCAGTAAAACCTTATTCATATCAATGTTTTATAAGACAACATGTTCTTTTTTGTAGAAAAATCTATATACATATGGGGAAAAATAAAGTTTGTATATATGCGTAAACCCTTCAAATTTTTGTGTCAAAAATATTTTGTAGGTAACTAATAGTTATCTATAAGATACTTATAAGTTATCTATAAGATCCCTATAGACTGCCCAGAAGTGTCTTATAGGAATCTTATATCATATATTTTAGTAGATAATTCTGAAGAAGATAGTTCTGTGTAGGATCTTGTGACTTAGTAGTTATTTATGGGAGTCTATTATGGACTTACCTAAGCAGCAATATGCAGTGGCATATTACTACTTACATCCTTATGACTTTGGTCTTAACTAAGGGACATCCCCCCCTATAGTCCCCCCCTTCAATTAGGTCACAAGTACGACCTAATAAGAATTACTTATAAAACCATCGTTAGGGGTATTAGAATTACTTATTTGAGAAGGAGACATCCCGAGAGCAGTTTGAGTGATGGTGTTATTGATAGAAGAACCCCAGTTGTCTAGGTGAACTCTAAGTAATTCTTCTTTACGAGATCTTATATTACGGTCTTCATCCTGGTTCATGTAATCAGTCCAGTAGGCAACTGCTCCTGAAAGAGCATCAAGGATGTCATCATGTACGAGAGAACCTCTATGTTTTGTTATACGAGACATCTGATAGAAGAGTTGAAGCTTTAGTTTACGTTCTGGTGCTTCGTTAGGGTTAGATCTATAATCTTTTTCTACTACCTTACGGTCTATTATTAGTCTGTGAGAGTTCATTACAGGTTCTAGGGTGTCGATTATACGTAGTTCTTTAGTCTTATTGTTTCTAACGTCTTGTACTTCACAGGGGTGATATCTCATAAGGAAGGGTTTTAACAGTTCAGCAAACATACCACCACCCATGTTTGACTCTACGAGAATGGTATTTACCTTATTTGTCTTAGCTATCTTGGCCAGGGTTGTTAAAACTGCATCAGAATAGCCACCATTAAGTCCACCTGCATCAGGGACGTATAGATTACCGTTTAACATTTTGACTATGGCATAACCTGTAGCATCTTTACCTTTACCAGAGGGGTCTACGAACATCACAGAGCCTGTATATTCAATCCAATCACCGAATTGTTGGGCAGGTCTATAGAAATGATCACCATTAAACCCTACGCAGGGTAATTCTTTGATGACATATTCTGGTGAAGAAGACCAGATTACCTTTTCTGGTGCATGATCTGGGTTTACTGAAGAGATTATTAGGTCTGAAAGCTTAAGAGGGTAACGGTCTTGATCAGAGAGGCTAGTATCTAGCATGAACTGGAGGGAGAACCCAGAACGTCCATAGGAGGCCTCACGTTCCATAAGATCTATTGAAGAGAATCTATCAGGGTCAACAGGATCTTTAGGCTTTACAAGCTCTTCTGATAGCCTCTGAGCTAACTTAGGAGCTAATCTATCACCATAGTTGTTTTTAAGTTCTGGATAACGTGCAGTCCATATGCGTGTTGTATATCCACGTTCTTCAAGGGTTAGATATAAAGATTGTTCTGTTTGTGGTGTACCAAGAAAGGTAATTTTACCGTTTGGCTTTAGGATTGCATCAAATTCTTTTACAGCTTCACTTAACTTGTCTCTCATCGGTTGGGTAAAGCTGTTATTTGGTACTTCTACGTCATCTGCTATAACCTCATCTGCACGACTACCTGCCATCTGTCCCAGAACCCCCTGAGACTTAACAGAAGGGGCGTGATCAGCAGATGCAGGCCCAACATCAAAACTTATCTTTGAGTTTCTCTGAGTGTCTTCTGGGCGCAATGGAGCTAATATTGGCATCTCATTGATAAGACGCATGGTGAATGTAGAGAAGTTATCTGCTCTATCTTTACTTGCAGAGACAACAAGAAACTTTAATTGTGGATTCATCCGTAGTTTCCATACAACATAGGTAGATGTAATCCAACTCTTACCTACACCTCTAAAGGCCTGTATGATCTTTCTACGAGGACCGTATTGTAAATACTCAGCTATGTCTAATTGAACAGGTGTAGGATCTGGCAGGTTAAGATGTCGCCAGGTAATTATTAGAAAGTATCTAAAATCTTGTAGTTTTTCTGGTAGAGGTTGCAATTATCTTTCTAAAGCGGGTATTACATCAAGGTCTGGTAGGTTTGACATAAGATCTTCCATTGGACTCTTTTCTGTTGGGATACATTCAATACCATTATCTTTCAACAGTTGTCTTGCTACGTTTAAATCACCTGGTTTTGCATCTCCACTTTTTACCTTGTCTAATAATTCTTGTATGAGAACAGTATGAAGAGTTTCTAATAGTTCTATCTTATTTACTTTTTTCATAGGTAAAATGTTTGTTGAAACTAATATACTATTTTTTAACAAATTATGCCCAATAAGCTAATTGGTCAACGGTTTAAAGTTGATGATCGTGTAAAAAGAAAAATGACAGCAGTGCGTTCTAATAAGTACATATTAAAAGAAGGTAGCATTAAAGAAGCTTTTACAAGAGTTAATAAGGTTGGTACAAAACAATACTATTACAAAGTTTTATGGGATGATAAAAGGTCATCTGAACATGCTCAACATGGTCTTAAATCTGTCGAGTAAAGTTTTTTTGCTTTTATATTTTTTCTTTGGTTGTTTAAGATTTTTTGTGTGGTGATGTAAAGCCATTTCTACTCGTAACAGTTTAGTTTCTGTTTCAGTAATACGTTGCATGGCAGCCATTATTAACACATCTTGCAGCTTGTTTTCTTTTACTAAATTAAGACAATATTCTTTCATTACAAAATTTGGTAGTTCTTCCACCTCCCTTTTTTTAATTTCTATTTCAAGTTCTATTTCTGGTGGTGGATTTCCAATTAGAACATTAAAAAATTCCTTATGGTTCATTTACCTGGAAAGAGTGCTTGCTCCAACATATCGCATAATTTGTCGTCAACATCATTATCTGTTTTTTCTACACAGGCACGAACAAGATCTAATGCAAGTTGACGTATTGCTTTTGATTTGAGAAAGGTGAGAAGGATTGGTTTTAATAGGGCAAGCATGAATTTAGTGGTATATACTTTCCAATTATGTACTTATTTGCTAATTTTGGCTTGACTCCTTACACAAGTCAATAAGCCCTATTCACCTCAAAGTAGGGTTTTTTATAAACAACATGGAAGAACAAGAACAAAGTAAGGTTGAAACCGTAGTAAAGGTTTGTGTTTTACTATGGTCTGCCACTTTATTAACGTTGTCTTATTATGAGACACCTAATGGTAAAAAGATTGTAGATTTTGATCCTACATTTATTGCAAGTATTTTTTCAGCTAGTACTGCGTCACTAGGTTTTTCTATAAAAGGTAAGAAGAAAGACAATGGTAACGCTAAAATAGCTGATAATAAAGAATCCAAAGTAATTACCCAATGAAAAAACTTTTACCACTTTTGCTTCTATTACCAACAGCAAGTTTTGCTAACATCACTTCATCTATTACTTCTTCAGTAAAATTAGAAGTTTCCGCAGCAGCTACAGCAGCAGATCGTATAGGCAACTCATATAGTGTTTCTGGTAGTGGTGTGAACACTACAGATGGTACAACTGCTGGAAGTATTGGAGGACTAGGTGCAGCAACTAATGGCGTAAATGCTTATACACCAATCACAGCAAGCCAATTAACTGACGGAGAAAGTTTTACATATACAGTTTCACATACTACTGGAGATACCATAGGAACAAGTCTTACCACGGGTGAAGTTTCAGCTTTTGGTGATCTGACAAGCACTTCTGGAGGTACAGCAACAAACCTTGCTGGTACAGTTGATAATCATGTAATAACCATAACAGCAGGGTCTGCTGGTACTACAGCTACAGGACAATATGTAACTTCAGTAACAGTAGACTGATGAGTTATGCAAAGACTTTTATTACTGTTTTTTATATATGCTTTACCAGCTAATGCCAATATTGTTCCTAGTTTTACAACAGGAACGATGTCTAGCACTACAAATACAACCAGTACGTTATCTGAAACAATTACCAGTAAAGACTTTAAGACAGGTTACGAATATACAGTTACAGGAACAGGTATATCACATGATGGAGGGAGCATGTCACCATCAGCAGTTGAAGTTACTGGTACTGTAGGAGGTACATCATATAAATGGACAGGATCAGATATGACAGCAAAACCAAATTGGACACTGACAAATCCTACATCAGGAGATGCCTTTCAATTTACAGAAACATATCATGGCCCAGGTTTACAGAACATAACAACAATTCAAAGAGACATAACAACAGAATCCGTAGTTACTACTACATCTGTGTTCTCGCAATAATTTTAAGTCCTGTAAAAGTTTTAGCTAATGCTGTAAGCCAAAGTAACAGTGGTTCAGTGACTAATCAGAACTGGAATGTAAATAACGGTAGTTTCCATACAAATCAATATGGTGGTGGGATTGTATGTCAGGGGGCAATGATGACGATTACCCCATTTACCACTTTCAATTCAAATTATAGAAAGCCATATCGTGATTATTATGAAACACCTTATTATGATCAGACTGATATAGTTGGTGATTTTGATGATGATGGCAATCCTATAGGAGATGGTACACCTGATAATCCTGGTAATATATTATTTTATCAACAAAATTACTCTGGCACTAACAAAGATAGCTATGCGCTGGGTACTGGTATAACTTTAAATTTTTCTATTCCTCTCGATAGAAGATTGCAAAAGCAATGTAAAGAGGCTGCTGCAACACAAACTAATATACAAAAACAAAAGTTAAAAAATCTTGAACTTGATTGGCATTTTGCAAGACTAAAACATTGTGGTGAAAAGAAATTAGCTGGTATTCAATTTACAAAAAATAGTCCTTATTATAATCTTTGTGAAGATATAGAAATTGTACCTAAGAAGGGTCAGATTTTACCTCATCAACATTCTTTGACTTCCGAGAAGTAATTTTTTTAACTATCTGTTTTATTAAAGGTTTAACGGCATTAACAAGAAGTGGAGTAGTAGCAGCGACCAGAGCAATACCAGCAGCAGTAGCAGCAGCTTTAGGCGAAGGTAAGTATTGGTCGATAAACTTTGTATCTTCATAGAGTGTTATGCACTCTTTACCATCATCTGACAGTTTGTGGCCCACAACACGTTCTAGTTTTTTATCGTTACGAAAGTCTCCTACTCTTTGATCATTATCACCAGGACATTTTATAAAAAACTCTTCTTCTTTCTTTTCAGGTAACTTTGGTTTCTTCTGTTTATATTTAGGTTGTTCTTTATTAGCTACTTTTTTTTCTTCCTGTTTAGTTTCTACAATTTCTATTCTTCTTCTGTCATATAATATCGGTTCAAATGTAGGCATAGAACCATACGGACAACTTATAACTGTACCTGTTGGATCATCATTATAAAGGGCTGTATTCTTTGGAGAGGCATCTCTATGATATTTTATACATCCAGGTAGTTTTAATGATGGTAAAGGGACTCTAAGTACCTGATAAGGGTTGTTTTGGGGTATGTTTATTTTCGGTATATCTATTTCTGGTATAACTATGTTTGGTATTTGCATTACATAGGTATAGAAGGCCCACTAAATTTTGGTAACTGTTTTGGTATTTCATCTTTCATTTTATCTTGCAAATCACCCATAATTTTATTTTTTAAGTTACGTTCAAATTCAGGTGATTTCATATAACGAACTGCAAGAAAAGCACCTACACTCATTGACGATACCATCAAGAATGAAATAATAGATAATATATTAGCTATTTTTTGAAACATGATTAAAGAAGCCTTTGTAAAAGCTTTAGTACCTGTGACTATTATAACTTTCTGCGGAATCTGTGCATTAGCACCGCTTTATGTAGGACTATCAGTAATATCTACCAAGGTACACCAGAAGTCCTAGTAGGAGTCTTTGATTCTGTTATCTGTGCAGCAATACCTGTTTCAATAGCTGTTACTTCATCAGACCCTATCGCTGCTTTTGCCCATGCAACAGCATTATCTTTTGTTATATCTGCATAAGCAGTAAACGAACCACTGTCAGCTTCAGCAAGTCCTACAGAACCATAGGAAGATCCACTATGTACTACACCACTAACGGTTTCAGAATCACTAGCAGTCCAGTGAACAGTAGTAACAACGTCAGATAAAGAGCCTACAGTTTTTGTTGCATCTAAAGAAACAACATTCCAAGTAACAGCCATGATAATAAGTGTTTAGTTTTATTTTACTTTGATTCTACAGTCTGTACAACATCACTAAGTTTTTCTAACTGTTTTAATGCACCCTGATCTTCGATTATTGGTTGAGTGAGTTTGTTTTTTTCTACAACTTTTTCCTGTATTTCTCTCTCAAGCATTTGTGCTTTTGCAATGTTTAGATCAAGACGAGTTTTTGTTTCGTCATAAAGTTCTTGTGGTGTTGCCATAAAATTTATTTAAGTTATCCAATTTTACTAAGCAGCTTCTAAAGCTGCAACTTTGGTTTCTAATGTTTCTATTTTTGATATTGCTTCTTGTAAAGCTGCAGTTAGTAAAGGCACAAGTTTACTCCGATCTATAAACTGATATACAGGGTTATTATCAGAATCTACTGCATCTTTAGTTCCTGTTACAGCTTCTGGTACTGCTGTTACCTCATGTGCAAAGAATCCATCAATTGTTGTACTTGCATCAGTTTTGAAGTTAAATCTATAAGGTTTTAAAGTTTTTAATCTTGTTATTCCGTCAGATATTGCTACTTGATTTTCTTTTAATCTGTAATCAGAAAGATCGTTATATGAACATGTAGACCCATTAGTATTTATTGTTCCCATAGTTCCATTACCATTTTTAAATTCAGCGTGATTTGAACTTGCTGTAGAAGAACCACTTGAAGAAAATAATATTGCTTGA